TCTCACACTCAACACCATGCGTGACAAGTTCTTGCGTATCAAACAGATCTTCCGCCAAGGACAACTGTTCAATGACTATGAGTTTACGCCAGAACGTGGTGAAGAGATCCTGAACTTCATGGACGAGAACAAGGAACGGTTGCGTGAGATGAGCCTGCGTATGGCATTAAAGATTGCGGACTTGACCAAGGTATCGGACACCAACTGGAAGGCCCTGGCTGCAAGTACATGTATGAAGAATTCATAATTGTTAAGTAAATAAAAATATGGATTTGGTTGCATTCCGGATGATAGACTGTGCTACACAGTCTATCATTTCTACAAAGGTTTTAAATTTTTTATCAAGCAACACTGATTTGCTCGAACGTAAAAATTTAAAATTATGGAATAAAATTGATACAGTATCATTGCTTAAACAGGTTCCAGAAATTTTAGAATTTTATCAAAGTATTAATTTAAAAATTAGGGAAATAGCCATTACAGTTTGCAACAAGTATGAAGATGTAGATTTGCACATTGACGAATTACCGGTGGTTGCTAAAATTAATTTTCCAATTCTAAACACTGAAAACACTTTTAACGAATGGTACCGCGTTCCTAAAGAAATATTAGACACAGTTACTCCAGTGGTTAATCAGTTTGGTTCTGCTTATTATGATCTTAAAAGTGTAGATCTTGATCAATGTATTAAAATTGCCGAGGTAGAATTGACTCAACCAATAATTTTTAACTCGCAAATACCGCATCGAATTCGCATTACTGACCAGGCAAAACTACCACGTATTGTAATGTCATGTACTTTTTTCAACGAGCCGATTGAATTACTCGGTAAGTAAACGGTAGCTCCTGGGTAGTATAACAACTACCCATTTCACACAGGCACTTAGGTGCCTGTTTTTTTATCAGCATTTGAAATTTTTGATTATATATTTGTTAAGGGGCAACCAATGGCACAACTAAAAATAACTTGGAATACAACCAACGATACTATACTGTTTGATGTAATCAATCAAGACATTTGTGAATGGTTTGTAGATAAAAGTAAAACAGTTGGAAACAATCAATATTTTTTAGGTGATCAGATCATTGACCTATTACGGCAGAAAAAAGATACCACGGCTCTGATAGAAGAAGAAAAACAGTATGTAAATTTAGTGAATTCGGTGTTAACCAAATTGCACTTGCCAACGTTTGAGACTCCTACCAACTGGTACGACCAAACCCAATTGAATACAATACACAAGAGTTGGTCACAAACTAGGCAAACGATTCCTAAACTGACCGAACTGTTATACAAAATAGATAAAAAGTATTTTGAGGCCTATCAAGAAATGAACTGTCACATACACTTGATTGAAGATTCGTTTAGATATGTTTTTCGAGATCCAGTACACTGGCGGTTGGATAATCCTTTCAAGGATAAATTTTTTGACTGGGAAGAAGCCAATCTTTATCTGTTATATCCGGGACACGGGCGTTATGCTTTTGAAAAATTTGTCAACATGGATGATCAAGAAGATATTCTATTGGATGATGTCAATTGGGATAATGTAGACTCGTACTTGGGTATACATCTCAAACGCCCATATAAATTTGAACCACCTAGGGAATTTTTAGATTGGTGTCAGAAAAAAAATTTGGTCCCGCACACACGTATCATACCGTTGGCCAATGTGGCAGATTGGAGAAATACCCTAACTAAGGCTAGACAAATTGTGGCAGAAAATGTTAAAATACAAAATAACTATTTCCATTTAGATTTAATTTATTGAAAACAGCTACCATTATAATCCGCGATGAAGTCAATATCAAAATTGAAGGCTTAGAGCTGGATGCTCGTAGAGCTTTGGTTAATGCGTTTAAGTATGACGTGCCCTACGCTCGATACTTGCCGGCTGTGCGATTAGGACGTTGGGATGGTAAAGTTTCGTACTTCCAACTGGGCGGTAGCACTTATGTAAATCTGCTACCAGAAATTATACCCATATTAGAAAAGTTCAATTACGATATTAATTTAGATGATCAACGAGATTACTCAACTACGTTTGAATTCCAGCAGGTTACTGAAGACAGTTACAGACACATAGCCTGGCCAAAAGGCCACCCGGCTGCAGGCGAGCCCATGAAGCTTCGTGATTATCAAGTAGAGATCATCAACAACTTCTTGGCCAATCCACAATGCCTGCAGGAAGTGGCCACAGGTGCAGGCAAGACTGTGATGACCGCAGCACTAAGTGACGCTGTGACTGCCTATGGACGTAGTATAGTGATTGTGCCCAACAAGAGCCTGGTCACACAAACAGAAAAAGACTACATCAACATGGGCCTGGATGTAGGTGTGTTCTTTGGTGACAGGAAAGAGTTTGGCCGCCAACATACCATATGCACTTGGCAAAGTCTTAATGTGTTACTCAAGAATACCAAAAATGATCTAGCAGAAATAACCATTGGTGAGTTCTTAGAGGGTGTAGTATGCGTCATAGTAGATGAGGTACATATGGCCAAAGCCGATGCACTCAAAACATTATTAACAGGAGTCATGTCACGGGTGCCTATACGCTGGGGGCTTACCGGAACTATACCCAAAGAAAAATTTGAAAGCGTGAGCTTGTTGGTAAGTCTGGGCCCGGTTATCAGCAAGCTGTCAGCATCAGAACTGCAAAGCCAAGGAGTCCTGGCACAATGCCATGTGAATATTGTGCAGTTGGAAGACCATGCCGAGTTTACCAACTATCAAAGCGAGCTAAAATATCTGCTAGAAGAGCCCGACAGACTTAAAACCATTGCTGATTTAGTGCGTCAGGTCAATGCCACAGGTAATACCCTTGTGCTGGTAGATCGAATTGCCGCAAGGCAAGCCTTGGTAGAACAACTCAAGGATGCAGTATTTGTGTCAGGTGCAACCAAGGCCAAGGACAGACAAGATGAATATGATGAAGTGGCCGTGGCCGACGGCAAGATTATCGTGGCCACTTATGGCGTAGCTGCAGTGGGTATCAATATACCTAGGATTTTTAATCTTGTGCTGGTGGAACCAGGAAAGAGCTTTGTGCGAGTTATTCAAAGCATAGGACGAGGTATTCGAAAAGCCGAAGACAAGGATCATGTGCAGATCTGGGATGTCACAAGCACATGTAGATTTGCCAAACGTCACTTGACCAAACGCAAAACCTTTTACAAGGAAGCTAATTATCCATTTACACAGGAAAAATTATCCTGGAAGTAAAGGTTGATTTAATACAAAAATATGTTACAATAAAGCTATGAGAATATTAACACTTGATAACACCCCTTATGATTTAGATCATCTTCCTGAAGAAGTTGATGACATGCGTTTTGCTATTTTAGATAACTCAAATCCAGCTGATCCTGACTACCACTACATACCATTAATATTTTTAGAAAGTTTTAATGCGCCGGCATTGGTGTTAAAAATTGGTGAAAGTTTAATACGCATGCCAGTTGATTGGCAATTGTTAATTGGTGAACCCGATCTCGGAGATCTAGAAGTGTTGCCGTTAACAGCCATCAACGATCGGGGATTCAAGGCATTTCAGTTTAATCCGTTAAGTAGTTTTAGACCCAGCTTTTTAGATGTAGAAATCATTGATGTGTATCAAGAAGTAAGTTGGTATGCACCCAAATTAAAGAATGGACAAATGTTGTGCGTTCCGGTCACCGAAGGACCTAAGCCGGAATGCGTGTATTTTGTCAAAGACATTAGTCGTAATTGTGAAGTAATTGATTATAACAAGGCATGGTAATATGGAACAATATTCATCAGGTAGTATAGACATTGAATCTGCAACGAAACCGGTAACAGTAACTCCGGAGACTAAAAAAATTCATGCGATTGATGAAGCGGTTAAATCTTTGCAAGAAAAAATAATAATTCTGCAACAAGAAATTTTAAGGCAAGGCCGAGATATTGGCCGCCTCAAAAACGACATTGATTCACTAACCAACGCTATACGAAATCGTGGATAAATTATCAATCAACAATGAAATGGCACAATTCGACAAAAAGAATCGTGCATTTTATGACGAACTTACAGACGAGGAAAAGAAAAAGTTTTCAAACTTTCTTATGATTCGTTATGGATCCAGCGTTCAAGGAAATTCGTTGGAGCAGGCGGTATACTTGTTGAGCTGTAATGAAAATCTCAACAAGCATTTTTTTGCCATCAACAAACATCCTAAATTGCAATGGCTATGTTCTACAGCTGTCAGTCCAAACTGGGGAACCTATAGGCATAATTGGATCGCGCCCAAGAAAAAAGAACCCGGAGCCTCTGGCATTAAAAAACAATTGGCTGAACTATTTCCTAATATGAAACAAGATGAAATAGATCTTATGGCAGAGATCAACAGTAAAAAAGATCTAGACAACTACCTTAAAGAGCTAGGACGCGAAACTAAAAAATGAAGTATACCTGTCAGTATTGTAAGAAAGACTTTATCAAAGAGTCTAGTCTTGCGGTGCATTCGTGTGAGCCGCGCCGGCGCCGCATGGAAAAAGATGAAGCAGGTGTTAGACTTGGATTCCATGCTTATTTAAAGTTTTATGAACTCACACAAGGCAGTGCCAAGTTAAAAACCTACGATGACTTTTGTGAAAGTCCGTATTACAAGGCCTTTGTAAAGTTTGGAAGATACTGTGTAGATATAAAAGCAGTAAACCCAGCCAGATTTATTGAATGGGTACTTAAACAAAACAAAAAAATCGATCACTGGTGCCGAGATTCAATCTACACCGAGTACCTGATTGATTATTTACAAGTAGAAAATGTAAATGATGCACTGGCACGAGCTATAGAATTTAGCATTGGCTGGGCCGAGCAATCAGGAAGTCCAGCAGAAGATTGTTTGCGATATGGCAACACTAATTCAACAGTCTATGCCATAACCACCGGTCGAATAAGTCCTTGGGTTTTGTACAGTTGCGACAGTGGGCAAAAATTTTTAAATGAATTAGATCAAACTCAGATCGCCATGATTTGGCCGTATATTGATAGCGAAATATGGATGAAAAAATTCAATGACTATCTAGCAGATCAAGAATATGTTAGTGAAATGTTAAGGAAAGCAGGATGGTAACTTTAAAAATCAATGCATTAACACCTTCCTATATCAATGACTATATAGAAGCTCAGGCAATTCTTAGAGATGTAAACAATTTTTATCAGTTGGAACATGATCTAGTTGAATTAGTTAACAGCAATGATGGCATTCCTTGTTGCAATTTTGATCAAGAAAGAATACGAGGTCTCAAACGCATAGCTCAATCTGATTCTAAAATAGTGGCATTAGAGATTGAAGGATTGCCTCAAATTCTTCCGCACTTGGAGCATTATAATCCAGAAAAAAAATATATTTTCTTTTGTGGGAATGCCTGGGACACAAACTATTACAAATTTCCTTTTGAGTATGCATTGATAGAAAGCAAGTTTCACATATATCAAAAGATGTTTAGTTTTCTAAACTATAACAGTTTTAATTTTTTTACTCCGATTGAATTTGATTTTTATCAATCAAAACCTTACTTGTTTAATGCTACCATTGGTGCGATTAGGCCTTTGCGAGATATTTTCTTTAATGAATTAAAAAACAATGTCAAGTTTTCAAACTATGTTTTGAAATATGGAGGACAAGA